ATCTTGAGTGCAAGCAGTAGAAGCATTTCCATCAAAGGCATTTGCTGCTATTCCCCCATTACTTGATGCAGGAGTACCACCGAGCACCCTGTTAGAAGAACGAAGATTTACCTCTGTTAAATCACTGACATAATTAGGTAAAACATAAGCGGATTGAAACTCATTTAAGGCTAAAAAACCGCTATTCAATGTCCATAAATTAGTAGATTTATTCATCCATTCAAGCAGTAGCAGATTAATACTTCGCCTTGCTGAATCTAATTTTTGAGGCGTGAGCATTTCAGGGGCAATGCCTATGTTTTCATAAGCATCCCTTATTAAAGACTCTACTTGCACCGATTGAAAATCATAACTATTTGAAGACGCCATGACTACCTTTTATTTTTGTAAAAATCGTAAAGTAGTTAAACTATCAGCAGTATGATCTATCTCAAAATAAACAATAATAAATTTAGTCAAACCAATATCATTACTAGTCCATCCATTATATTCAACATTGTTTACACTATCATATTGATAAAGATCGCTTACTCTAGTATTAGCTGTAATATGTCCTAGTTGGTCTTGATAAGAATAAAGAATATCTTGATCTAGACTTGTATATATTTTGACATTTTTTAATTTGTCTTTTTGGTTGTTGATAATAGTCAATGCATAATCAACAGATTCTTGGTTTTTAGTGTCAATTTCCAAGGTAAAAAAACCTTTTTCGCCTAATCCCACGTCAACAGCTTTAATTCCAGTTCCTGTATCTGGTGTTATTGATATAATTTCATCATAAGCTTGTGCGGTTTCTACTTTATCATTAATTACAATTACTTGCTCGCTTATTAAAACATTGTTTTGAAATCCCGTGATTGTAAAATTAACACCAGTTAAGTCTGTTAAAACAGGATGTATATAAAGAGTTCTAGCAGCACCTCTTCTTTTTAAAGATACAGTACCTGCTGCTAAATCTGCCCAGTTACCATTTAATTTCAGAGGAATTCCCGCAGTAATTAACTGAGCTTTACAAACACGAGTTTGATCAAGAGCACTATTAGCTGATGGAGTGCTATATTCTATATATCTTGTCATAAATCACCTCATATAAAATAGGCCAGCAATAATACTCGCTAACCTATTGTTTTTATAAAACCCTACACACCAGGTGAGCCAAATACCCCACGAGGATTAGATACACCAAAAGAATAACGCTCAGTTGCCTTAAAGATTGCATTATCAGTTGGAAAATCTACATAGCTATCAATTTCAACTCCAGTTCTTTGGAAATGCTTTAAGCCATCAGGAGCATCAGTCATAATAAACCATGCATCAGGTGATGTTAGATACTGATTTACCTTATAACCTTCTGGAATATAATCATTATGATAAATAGCATTAATATCGTTATTTGCTGTAGATACTCTAAATTGGCTATTTAGCAATCTTGATGCTGCAAACTGTAATTCTCTAGGAATAATCAGTTTTTTAGCCATGGTCTGAGCAAGTATCCCTGATTGCATTGGAAACTTTTGAATAGCAATAATTGCCTGCTCTAACCCAGCCTCACTAAAATCAACAGTTGCAGATCCAGCAAGAGAATTAGAAAATACCCCACCATCAATTGGATGGTTATTAGAACATACTGGCTGACCATCACCTATTGGGTGATTTACATTAAATGCATTATTTAATACATTTGCTCCGAGTATATTCTTGGTACTAGCAAGTGCATCACGCAAAGATCTGGCTTGTTGTGGAAACTGATTTTTATATAGATTATCTTCTATTGCCTCTTTAGTAATAGTAAAGGACAAACCCACTCTCTTATGGATATAGTTAGTAACTATTCTTTGTCCCATACTATCAGATGCAATAGGTTGACCTTCTGGCTTAATATCAGCATTACCAAGATATTTCATTTCTACTTCGATCTCTTGGTACTTATCTGATTGATATGTTTTAAATATATCTTTCCATTGAGCGGGATAAGTCCCATAATCTCCAAATACTGCCTTTAAGCCAGGACGCAGTAGCTGCGCAATTTGACCTGTATTAATCATTTTTATTTACCTCTTATATTAATTTAAGCTGCTACTCTTCCAAGCGTACCTGCTTTAAAAGCATGGTTATTGATCATCACTCTGACATTTAAAAAAGGCGAAGTAGTTTCATCTTTCGTATAACTAATCGGCTTATTTAAATTATCTGGATCTAGTGTATAACCTATTACTTTCAAAGGGAGAGTAGCTGTTGTATGAGCTATATCATTTGTAGTGAACGTAGTTGCAAGAAACACCCCAGATTTACCTGTACGTGTATTACCATCAGCAGGATTATTAGGTACAAGGTTTGCACCGCCTCCACCAAGTCCTAGTCCAAAGTTTTGGCCTACCATGTTATAGGTAAATCTTGCATCATTTAGCACATCTGTCCAAGTAGAAACCTGAATATCATAAACAACACTCGGGTCATCAATAACAGATGCAATAATTTGAGTACCAGCTTGAACCAGCGTTCCTGCGGGCCAATAAGCTGACTGTACTAAATTACCATTTATATCCTTGTATCTACATCCAACAAATACCCCAACTACTGATGCAGCATTAGTTCCACCACCACCATCTGTATTCAATCCATATCTTGCAATAGTACCACCGCCTTGGTTGGCAGCTGCTGGATTAAAGATAACGGGATCTCCTGTAAAAATATTACTTGCATAGGTAGTAGCACCATCTGCACTTGCAGAGATGAAATATTCATTTACCTTCTCAGTCCAAGAACCTCCGTTGATAGACGAAATAGGTCTTAAACCAAAAGGAGCATTGACGCCATACGCCATAATCTTTCCTCTTATTATTTATTAACTTAAAACTATTTGAAAATCTTTTACGGATAGACTTAAAGCAACCTACAATACGATTTTAAGTTTCGCAGAAACTAATAAAAGGAAATCTTTGATTTGGTGAGATTTCTAAAACCTAAAGTACGATTTTGATAAGTTCGTAGAACTTCTACTATAAGCTCATTTGCCTATAGGATAGTTTATGTCATATTAGACATCTTCTTTTTATGGTTATAGAAGCAAACCGAAGGATGCGATTTTGAGTTAAGTTCGCAGAACTTTTATTATTGATAACTATATTATAACACAAAATAAAATCTATGTAAAAATACTATCCTTGCATTACCATAACACTTACTCCATGCGGAACACTTGCAACATATTCACCACTTGCATCTAATATTGCAATGGTTAGAGAATTAGTATTACGCACAGTCCACATGGTATGATATATAGGTGGTGGCAATGCCCCGCCATCACTTGCTGCGCTAGTAAATACTGCGTAATTTATAGAATCCATAGGATTTGTAAAATTAATTACGTAACTACCGCCAGAACCTGTAACGCTTGCTATATTCTGCCCTTTTTCAAGCACAATACTATTACTATCACCTGTTACGCTATCAGTAAATACACACCAAGCAACAGGCATATAAGGATTGGTAAATGAGCCATTGACAGTTAAATCATTAACATTGGCAATATTGTTATTTGCATCTATAGTCACACCATTAAAGTTTAGCTTACCAGTGCCATTTGTTACCATATCAATATTACCATTTGCTATATTAGAGGTAATAATAGACCCGCTCATAGTAATATCACCAACCTCAAGAGAGCTAAGTCCCGTTACTACATTATTTAAGTTTATCACTGGCTCTCCTGATATTCCATCAGGATTAGCAATTGTTATATTTTCTCCAGCAACTAGATCAACAGTCCCAAAAGTTAGCGGTGCTGTTGTCTTGATTACTGGAAAAGCTGTACTATTGATATTATTAAAATTAGTCAGCGATTGAGGCAAAGCAAAATCTATTACCCCACCAGGTGGAACAAGATTGCCGTTAGTAATATTTATTGAATTATCAGAGCTTTGAGCAGTAACTGTGGTAATAGCCGCCTGCCCACCACCAAAGGAAATCACAGACCATGTACCATTAGTAGTTGTGTTATCAGTTAGATTAATAAACTTAACCTCACCTGCTGCAATAGTCGTAAGTTCAGTTATTTTATCTTGCAGTACCACTTGAAACTCATACTGAGATATATTGCTAAAGATAAAGTTTCTACCAGTCTCTGATAAGCTAGCATCAGGAAGCGCTATAGTCCAACCAGCCTGATTTGCTTCTACGTCCATAATATCAGCTATGGTTATATCACCACTTGGCGTATAAAAAGGCCAGTACATAACAATATCAGTAGTTAGCTCTATTTTCTGGTAGGTTGAATTAGAAGGAAGAAATGCCATAATATTTTACCAGCTATTCATTGATGTTGTATGTTTATTAAACTCACCTATATCATTACTGACATGACGTAAGGAATTGATTTTATCTCGATTGACTTTTTCAAAATGCTGCCTTTCCTTGTTGCAATAAACAGTAGGTCTTTCCATAAGCACAACATCCTTATAGCAAATATAGTTTTCTGATAAGGGATTACGATTTAATGGGTCAAAAGATATACCACTTGCTCGATCTTTTGGTACTAACCTCCAGCCACGAGAGGCTTTTTTATCAATATTGTAATTTTCTTCACCTTTAATAGCTATATTTACCCATCTATAAGAGTAACCATCTTTCTTAATACTTGCTGGTATTTCTAGAGGACTTTCATAATCCATATCATATTCAGGCAGAGCTTCATATATACGCTTTTCACTTTGGCGGGTGTTTTTACCTTCATTTAATCTAGTTTCTTCTGTGCGAGTCATAATTATTTACCTTTATTTAATTCTTCTATTTTAAATTTAAGCCATTCTTTTTCAGAAACTCCTGCATTTGATGCCATGATTTTTTCTTCAGCAGTAAGCACTATTTGTTTCTTAGTAGATGGTGGTGCTGTAGAGCTTCCTTGATAAGATTTCTTCACGCCTGCTACATTATTGGAAGATAATGGCGGAGTGCTTACTTTGGGAGTTTTGACTTTATCAATGTAATTATCAATCATGTCAAAAAACTCAGAGGAATACAGATATTGCATCTGACCACTCTGATTGATATTGCTTTCTAAATTATTGATATAGGGAGCTACTTTCTCTGCTAGGTTTTTATCATAGCTTCTAGATTCTGGATTTAACTCAGGATGAGATTCCACCCATTCTTGAGCCATAGTTTGCTGGAGTGGTGACAACGTATTGTTTACCTGTTCAGTATGAGTTTGTGAACGATCTCCTCTATTTTCATCTGAATTTGATTTGTAATTACTTTGCTGATAATTCCATTTATCAATTTCATGTTTAGCGATCAGAGCCTTATTGTAAGCCTCATCTGCTTTAAACATGCTATCAATATCGCCATTCTCTATAGCCTTACGTCTTAAGTCTTTTGCCATAGATAATTCTGCATCAACACTTTTAGCATGATGATAAGAGCCGCTATCTAAAGCCTCTTTCAGCATTTTCTTATATTCATCCCTTTCTGCAGCAATAGCATCTCTTTCAGCTATTGCCTTGAATTTAAGCTTTTTCTCGTGCCATAATTTATTAGGTTTTTCTTTTTGTTCTGTATCTATAGAGTCATCTTCTGTGCTTTCTGCTTGATTCCCTGCTACTTCCGTATTAGAATCCTCTTTAGCATCTGGGTTTTCTAGTTTTATCTCTTTTGTTTTGTTTTCAGGATCTTCCTCTAGGTTTTGCTCCGGTGTGTCAGTATTTTCAAGCTCACTAATTTTCTTCATAGCGGCTTCTATTTCATCAAGACCAGCATTAGACTGCGCTTCTATACTTTCAGGTAATATTTCTTGTGTATCCATTATAACCTCTATTATTTAGATATTTTTGGTATTTCTATAGCAGGATTTGTAATAACCGCCTCAATCATGTCTTCTTTTAAAAATACATAGACATCATCGCCTCTATGTATTTTTATGCCTGAATATGGTGAAAAAATAACGCAATCACCAACCTTACACCATGGACCAGTCTCGCTATATCTATCACTGTCATAAACCCCCTTAGCTACTTTAAGTACAAATCCCTGACAGCTTTGATATTTTTGCTCTTTGCGGTAACTATCGGGAGTAATCAGGCCACTTTTGCGCTTTTCTGGCTCAACATATAAATGCACCAGTACATTCCAGCCTTGAGGATGAATATTTTCCACCTTTGCAAGTTCAGTATCAAAACTAAACTCTTCTAAATCTATTCCACTATTTTCTTGATTCTGCATCGTCATACCTTTTAAAAACCTCTCGTAAAATATCAATTGCAGTTAATAATCCTTGAGCCTTGCCTACTAGAAACTTATATGTTGCATAATCAGATATCTGACCTTGCACAATAAGCCTTTCTAGTTTGCTCTGCTCCGCCTTTAAATCTTGTAATAATCTCTCAAATAACATTATTTACATCTTCTTTGCATTGAGGGTTTAGCAGTTTTAACTTTGCCACCAGCAGCGTATTTCTTACAGCTACCACCATGCTTATAGTGATGCTTATCTTTTTTGATTTGAGTGTCTTTTTCTAAGCCTCTAATTTTCTTATTCATAGTTTCCTCTTATTGATTAGATGATTTTTCAAGTTCAGTCTCAGACTTTAACTGAGCTATATCTTCATTTGACTCAATCTTAGCTTTTTCTTTCTCAAAATCTAATTGAGCCTTGAATATATCTGTTTCAGTCTTAAGTTTTGCTATACGTTCTTTTGATTCAGTCTCAGCTTCTTTTTGCTGTATATCTGCTAGAACTAGTTGATTCGGATCTATGGTCTCTTGTGTAGCAGCATTTTCTATACCTGATTCCTCTAGTCCTTTTGCTGCAGCTAAAGCAATAGCATTCTGAATATCTGGATTCTGTATTTCTTCTAGGGAAGGTAATTCTTGTCCAATAATTTGCTGCATTTGTACTAAATACTC